AGACATCCCGAAGTCACTGCTCGGCCAGGACATTCGATTCAAGTTCGAGTCTCCGCTGTCCGAGTCCCAGGAAGAGAAGAAGGTCCAGCAGTTCCAGCAGGTTGCCGAGCTACTCGAGAGAGCAGCCACTGCAGATCCTGGCGTCATCAACCATGTCGATTTTGGTGTCAGCCTACGCGATGCGATCCAAGGATCTGGAGCACCAGAGAAGTGGCTGCGTAGCCTGGACGATGTGAAGTCGATGACCGACAACCAGCAGAAGCAAGCCGCGGCCCAGGCATCGGCAGAAGAAGAGGCAGCATGAAGAAGAAGAAAGGCCGCACCAGGCCACCAGGTAAACGCCCAGGTTACTAAGGTACTAAGCAGGCCCTAACAATGCCCAAGAAACAGATCGACGTCTTCCAGGTCCCAGAACTGGAGCGTCACGAACTCGTCGCACTGCAGATGTGTTATGACGAGACCGAAACCGCCAACGCTGAACAGCAGGTGATCGCCATCAAGGCCATCATCGGTAAGCTGTGCATGTTCGACGTCCAGGCGTATCAACCAGGCTCGTTCGATGAAACGGCCTTCCTCAATGGCCGCGTATTCGTGGGCAAAGAAATACTTCGACAGTGCCGGCAACCAGTCGGTGAACTCGATGAAAAACAACAGGAGAACTCCCAGTGAAATTCATGAACAACAGATGGTCAAGCGGATTCGTTTACAGAGCACCAGCCGGCGATGACGGTGGTGATGGAGGTGGTGGTGATGGTGACGGCGATGGCGATGGTGGCGATGGCGGCGATGGTGGCGGTGACGGTGACGGCGGTGATGGTGACGGCGGCGGCGATGGCGATGGTGATGGCGGTGACGGTGACGGTGGATCCGGAGCTGGCGACACCTGGCGCACGAACCTGGCCGGCGAGAACGAAGACTGGGGTAAGCGCCTCGAGCGTTACACCGACCAGGACAAGTTCATGGAGTCAGCCTTCCAGGCACACGACAAAATCCGAGCCGGCGAAGTCTCGCGTGGCCTACCCGAGGATGCAACCGAAGAGCAGGTCAGTGATTTCCGGATCGCCAATGACATTCCATTGAAGGCCGAGGATTACGACTTCACTGGATCCGAGCGTGAGCTGTCCGAGATGGATCTCGAGATGATGGGTCCAGTGGCCGAGGTTGCGCACAAGCACAACATCTCCCAGGAAACACTGAACGAGCTGATGGGTACCTACATGGCCGAGACCGACAAGGTGGTCGAGCAGATGCACACCCAGGACAACCTGGATGCCCAGGAGTTCACCAAGCTGGCGAAGGAGAACTGGGGTCCGGAATATCAGATCAACATGAATCGAGCCAACAACCAGATCAACCTGCTACCGGAGGCCGTTCGAGATTCATTCAAGCAGGCCAGGATGCCTGATGGCCGTGCGCTGATGAACAGCGCCGAGGTAATGACCTGGCTGGTCAACGTCGATCGTGCTGTCACTCCGATGGATCCGATCAAGGGTGGTACCGAGGCAACGCTCAACGATGCGCGTAAGGTGGTCGAGGAATCGAAGACTCGTATGCGCGATGACTCAATCGGCTGGCACAAAGACAAGCCGGCCCAGGCAGCGTACATGCAGGCCCAGACCATGATTGACCAGTTCGAGGGATCGCAGTAGACTGTCCGCTCCTGGGGTTTTCAGTAATCGCTCCAGGCTTCAGGCCCCGCTCCAGTCGTATGGACAGCGGGGTTCTTTTTGAGTAATGGGATCGCGATGTTTCATGACGCGATCCTGGGGATCCTTGGCCATGGTAACTCGCTGATCTCCGTCCAATCCTCGCCCAGGAGTAGCTGCCTGGTAGCGGGGATTTTTCTTCTGGCTCCCCCCTTGCACTTTTCTGGATCCATGATTTACACTGGCCTTCGACGCTGAGAACGACCCTCAACCTCAACGAGCCAGCCCCGCACACCACGGCCTCCCTGGCAGACCTGAGATTAGAGCCTCCTCCGACAAAGCGGTTAACTGACCACTAACTGATTAGGAGCAATCTATGGCTGATACAGCCTTTCAAGAAATGTTTCGCCAGGAAGTCGTCATGGGTTTTGAGAAGGGCCAGAGTCTTTCTCGTCGGACCACCACTGTAGAAACCGAGATCAATGGTAACGAAGCTACGTTCCTGGTCGCGGACTCAGGCGGTGCAACCGCAACAACTCGTGGCGTGAATGGTGACATTCCAACTCGCCCCGACAACCTCAACCAGTTCACCGCGTTACTCCAAGAGTGGCACGATGTTCCGGAGCGCACCAGATTCAACATCTATGCGTCCCAGGGTGATGGTCGTCGGATCATGCAAGAGACCTCGATGAAGGTCATCAACAGAAAAATCGATGATGACATCTACACCGAACTCACCACCGCTTCAACCGCCTGGGGCGCAGCAGCCGCTGCAACCATCGCACTGGTATCCACCGCACGGACTATTCTCGCGAATAACTTTGCGCTGGATGAAGAGCCATTTGCGATCGTCACCCCCGCGTTCGTTGGCCAGCTCATGGGCTTCCAGCAGTTCACTTCAAGCGACTTTGTAAACCTGAAAGGGTTCGAGAATGTTTCCAAGTCTCGTGCCTTCAACTGGTACGGAGTCAACTGGATCGTGGACGCAGGACTTCCAGGCACTGGTTCAGCTTCGGCGACATGCTTCATGCATGCCAAGGCCTCGATCGGTCACGCTTGTGACATCGAGAACATCCGCACCGAAGTCGGCTATGACCGTAAGAACGATAAGTCATGGGCGCGTTGTACAACTTTCATGGGATCAAAGCTCTTGCAGGACATCGGTGTCGTAAAGATGCTGCATGATGACACTGCTACCTTCCCCGTGAATACAACGTAAGGAGGATTTTCACACATGGCTTACATCTCGAAAGACCTGAACCTGGTAGCGCCTGCAGTTGGTGCTGGACAGGGTGGCTCCGTCTGGAGCTACGTCAACGCTGATGTCGATTCATTGGCCGCACAACGTGCCGCGGATTTTTATTCCGATGGCGGTTCCAAAGGTATGAAGGTGGGTGACTCTGTCATCTCATCTGACACTGGTGGAGTCGGAGGAGTCCTCCGTGTTGATGCGATCAATGCGAACGGTCTCAGTGTTACTGTAACGTAAGGTCCGTTACGAACTGGGGATCGGCCTCTTCTCTCCGGAGGGGGCCGGTCATTTTTGGCCAGTTGATCGCTGGCCCTTTTTATATTGGAGACCAGTAATGACTGCCAAGAAAGCCGCACCAAAGAAGGCTACAACAACCGCAGCAAAACCTGCCGTTACCGAGAAGGTACGGCTACCCGTTAACCCCGTCAAACCAGGTGAGGTGAAGACCGAGGACCAGATGCACAATAACTGGGCCTGCTTCATGCCATCGCATTACAACCAGGCCCAGGTCGAAGATCAGAAGACCTGGACATTCATGGCCACCCGTTTCAGGGATCTCGATATGATCCGCGTCACTGCGGAAGACGGATCCTGGATTGCTATGGCAGTCATTCGTCGCACCGTTGCGATGGAGCTGACTGTCCAGGTATACGACTGGATCGAGTTGGCCGCACCCATGATCGCAGCAGAGATCGACATCGGAAACGATTATGTGATTCGCCACTTCGGCACTGTGCGCAAGTTCGCGGTATGCAACAAGGCGACCGGCGCGGTAGTGAAGGAGGGTTTCAATACCCAGGTACAGGCGATGAAGTACGCATCCGAAAAGATCCAGGCGGCGGTCGCATAACGTGAGGTAGGACATGGCTACAAAGCTGTCGCTTTACAACGGCGCACTGCAACTGCTCGGTGAACGGAGGCTTCTGACTGACACCGACGATGTCTCTACCCGATACGACCTGGATGCACTCTACGATATAGACGCAGTCGATTACTGCCTGGAGATTGTCAAGCCCAGGTACGCAACCCTGCTGTCTCAGTTGACTGGTGCTCCACCTGCCGGCGATAGTGGGTTTGCCTTCGAGGCTCCACTGCCGGCAGACTTCGTTGCGCTGTTCAACCTGATCGATGGCAAGTCAGCCGTCTACCAGGATGCGCTCGAGGAGTCGCCCATCACCAGGGTGGTTCGCCAGAGCACCAACCTGCTGTCGGACTTCGAGTTCCCGTACATCCGCTACCTGATCGCGCACACGGATCCGCAGCTGGTCGATATGCCGCCATCGTTCGCGAAGGTGGTCTCGGCCTACATGGCCAGGGAGCTTGCCTGGAAGTACGATCCCGATGCCGAGGAAATGATCCAGACAAAACTGGAGCAGCGCATCGAGGTATCAAAGGCCGTCGAGCTGGCCAACCAGCCAGACACTCGAGGCTTCACACCAGACGTCCTGACCGACACACTCCGTGCCATCTACAACGATGCGCTCCAGATCCTGCAGCTGGATCCGATCGTCAGCAACACCGACGACAGCCTGGCCAAGAACAGGATCTCGATCGCGCTCGACAACGGCCTGGTCGGCGCGGTCCTCGAGGACACCAGCTGGAACTTCGGCCTGCAATCTGATCAGCTGTTCTACGATCCAGGCATCGATCCACCCTGGGGCTACGAGTATGTCCAGGCACTGCCGGCGAACTGGCACCGCATCAATGGCGTGTACGTCGATGAACTGATGCGTACTCCGCTGCGGGATTATGTCCAGCAGCTCGACCAGGGTACCGGCAACACGCTGATCTACTCGAGCCAGCAGATCATCTACGTCGAGTATGTCTCGAAGGCCTTCCTGACCGACTATGATAACTGGCCTGACTTCTTCAAGCGCCTGGTGGCCGGCAGGATGGCCCTGGATGCAAACATACCTGCCGGCAATAAGGAGCATGCGGTGGCTCAGTACACAGCCAGACGCCGTGAAGCGATGAGTACCAATGCCATCAACGGTGTGCCGAAACGCCTGGCACTGGGCAGCTGGAGCCGCTCACGCCTTTACCGCGGGAACATCAATAGAGATCGTCCATAATGGCCTCGAGTATTGGCAAGGGGCTATTCAACAAATTCAACCGCGGTGAGGTGTCCAAGGATGCCTTTGCGCGTGAGGACGTCACCAGGATAGACAACAGCTGTGAGCTGATGGAGAACTTCACTCCGGAGCGCCTGGGTCCGATGTCGTATCGACCTGGCACCCAGAACCTGGACAACTCGCCAGGCTCGATCACGCACACCATCGATGACGAGACTCTCCTGGTACCGTTCCCG